ACCAAGTTTTTAATGGGCGAGGATTGCGGTTGCGATGCCCGTAAACACAAATTAAACAAACTATTTCCAAATCGGAAACCATTGTGTATGACCGAAGGCGAATACGATTGGTGGACACATTTCAAATCGGTAAATTCCCAAACCTTATCACCAATGGAAGCCACGAAGGTTGCCGAAATTTGGTCAAGGGTATTCCAATCCAAAAGAATTTACAAGCCGTGTACTTGCAATCCAAAGGCATGGCAAACCATGATAAATGAGTTAACCCAGGTTTATGAAACTTACGAGAAACCTTTGTGATTGTTGCGATAACAATAAAGAATCAACCAAAGAATTAATCAACGAAACGGGGCCAATGATTGAACCCAATCAAATTTATATGTGTACAAAATGCAGAATACAATTTCAAGACCGAGCAAAATGGGGGCCATGGTTAACCGCAGTAAAACAACTGCAAAGCAATACGCTGTAATGATTTTACGCGATGATTACCATTACACATTCCGAGCAATTGGAGAACGGATGGGGGTATCGGAATCGGTGGCGTTTAGGTTGTACGAAAAGGGAATCAACAATGAAAAAACATACAAAAATTTATTTGAATTATTTTGGGTATGATACAACCGATTTTATTCCGTGTGAAGTGTGTGGAAGCCAGGCGGTTGACATCCACCACATTGAATGCCGTGGCATGGGTGGAAGCAAGGAAGCCGATAAAATTGAAAACCTACAAGCCCTTTGCAGAAAATGCCACATCCAATTTGGGGATCAAAAACAACACAAAGATTTTTTAATTATCACACACCAAATAAAAATGAACAAATGATACAAATCGTTAAAACAAAAGACATTATCGCCAATGAGAATAATCCCAGGGTGATAAAAGATGACAAATTCCGTAAATTGGTACAATCAATTAAGGACTTCCCACAAATGTTGAACCTCCGCCCGATAGTCGTGAATGATGAAATGGTAGTTCTTGGAGGTAATATGCGGTTACGAGCCGTGCAAGAAGTTGGGTTGAAGGAAGTGGCCATCATTAAGGCATCCGACCTAACCGAAGAACAACAAAAAGAGTTCATTATTAAAGACAATGTTGGCTTCGGTGAATGGGATTGGGATGTATTGGCCAATGAATGGGAACCAGAGTTGTTGAGTGAATGGGGGTTGGATGTTTGGCAACCATCGGATGTAAGTTTGGATGATTTTTTCAGCCAAGACAATTCAAAAGAAGAAGATGACAAACCAACTGCAAACACAATTACATTAGAATATACCGAGGAGGATTATGACAAAGTAATTGAAGCGTTTAATAAATTAGGTGGGAGTAAAGAAAAAATTGTTTTTGAACTGTTGAATTGCAAATAATATGAAAAAACAAGTAATCGCACAAATAACAATTGAGGGTTTTCACAATTACCCCAATGCACCTAAGCAAGTAAATTTTCTTCAATTCCCACACCGCCATCAATTTGTAATTAAAGTTGGTTATGAAGTCGAAGACCTTAATAGAGAAAAGGAAATTTTTATCGCCAGGGCTGAAATTGAAGATTATATCAATGAAGCGTATGGAGTACCAGCACAATTTGGAGCAATGTCATGTGAAATGATTGCCAATGAGTTGTTGGAGTTCGGAATGGAAGATGGTGTAAAATGGGTTGAGGTATGGGAAGAACAAACGGGAGGTGCAAGAATTGAACTATGATAGTTGACAATCAGTCAAACCTTAAAGTACATTTTGCGGGAGGCGAGGACATAGAACTACATCGATTAATTCATTCAAAGGCACAAATTAATTATCATTTGTTTACAATATATCCATTTATAAGAAAAAAACAAAAAAATGATAGTAATTTTATTCGTGAAATGGAAAAAATATCAAGTCATTCCATTATGGATTCGGGGTTATTTACCTTAATGTTTGGAGCGGAAAAAGGGAAAAAAAGTGTTGAATTTTTAGAAAATTGGACAAATAAAATAATTGAATTCGTATCTGAAACAAAATATAAAGGCACTTTGGTTGAGGTGGATTGTCAGAAAGTTTTAGGAGTTGAAAAGGCCTGGGATTTTAGACAACAATTAAAAAAAGCGTTACCAAACAATAGGCATATAAATGTATTTCATATAGAAGACGGTCAAAAAGGATTAGACAGATTAATTGAATACTCGGATTATTTGGCGATTTCGGTTCCCGAATTGCGTTTTATAAAGAAAAAGGAGTATTTATATGAATTGTACAATTACATTAAAAACCGAAAGCCAGAAATTGATATTCATTTATTGGGATTTACGGAATTTAAGGCGTTGGAAAAATATAAAAGTGCGACGAGTTGTGATTCGGTTAGTTGGAAGCAATGTTCAATGTATGGTCAATTAATTAAGTTTAATTCATCAACTCGTTCAATTGAGTATTATGACAATATTGGTAAAAAAACATCATCAAAAGGAACGAGAGTGGATTTGAATAAACTTGGGAAAATTAACGAAACGGAAATAAGGGGATATTTTGAAAAAAAATTATCCGATAGGTCTGTAATTAATTATGGTATTGATTTAATAATGGCAAAGGAATACAAGAAAATTGCAGAATTTTACGCTGGTAATCAAGATTAATATGAAAATACAAAAGAAATATCATTTTTATGCCGCACACCGCAATAAGTCAGCGGGAGAGAAATGCGGAAGAATCCACGGACATACATACGATGTGGTATGTGATTTTGAGTTTAATGAAATCAAAGACGGAATAACAATGTTGTTTTCCGATATTGATGCAAAGGTTGAACCCATCATTAAAAGTCATGACCATTATTTTTTACTGCATGACCAAGATCCATTATGTATTCTATTGGATGCTGTGAACGAACCATATATTAAACTACCATTTGAAACAAGTGCTGAACACATGGCGGTATGGTTATTCAATCGTATTAAGCACGAAGGAGAAATGCCAATTGTAAAAATCCAAATAGGAGAAACCAAAACAAGTACAGTTATTTATGAGCCATAAAACATTACCAATCGCAGAAGTATTTTATTCAATTCAAGGTGAAGGAATCACCACGGGGTATCCATCCGTATTTGTTAGGTTGTCGGGATGCAATTTAATGTGTGGTGGAAACGGAACACAATTTGATGGAGAATTGCACGATGGTGCAACCTGGCGTTGTGATACAATTGAAGTATGGATGAAAGGAACAATGAAACCATTTGACCAAGTGTTTGATGAAGAATGCAAACAAGCAATCATCAATGGATCAAATCTAATTTTAACGGGTGGTGAACCATTAATGAACCAACAAAAATTGGTGGAGTTTATTCAATATGTGCGTGAAGCATTGAATGAAAATTGTTATGTAGAAGTAGAAACAAACGGAACAATTGAACCCAATGACGAAATGAAACAATTGGTTAACCAATGGAATTGTTCGCCTAAATTAGAAAATTCGGGCAACGATAAAGCCATCAGATATAAACCACAAGTATTAGAAGCATTTAACCAATTGAATACACAATTCAAATTTGTATTGTCATCATGGGAAGATTACACCGAACTGCAAAAGGATTATTCATTTATTGACCATAACAAAATTTGGTTAATGCCATCGGGAGAACACCAAGAGTTATTAAACATTAGTAAACCTATCGTTGCAGAGATTGCCAAAAAACATTATCACAAATTTACAAACAGATTACACATCGAAATATGGAACAAAAAAACAGGAGTATAACCTGGGCCGACATTAAGGCACGGGTTGAAAAATTAGACAAGACCAAAAAGTATTACGGAGTACCAAGAGGTGGGCAATACATTGCCGCATTATTAAACCCCGTTGACACCCCCGAAGAAGCCGATTACATTATTGACGATTTGGTGGATTCGGGTGCAACAAAAGACAAGTGGTTAACCATGTACCCAGACAAGCCATTTATTGGATTATTTCAAAAAAGTGAATTTGATTGTTGGTTGGAATTCCCCTGGGAGAAGAAAGGGGAAATTGAGATTGAAGAAAATGTATTACGCATTTTGGAATACTTTGACGATCCAACTCGTGAAGGGTTAAAAGAAACCCCAAAGAGATATATCAAATTTTTGAAAGAGTTTTTATCACCACCCGATTTCAACTTCACAACCTTTGATGCAGAAGGTACGGATGAAATGATTGTTCAAAAGAATATCCCATTTCATTCACTATGCGAACACCATCTTGCACCATTCTTTGGGGTGGCACATTTAGCATACATCCCAAATGGTAAAATTGTAGGCCTTTCAAAATTGGCAAGATGCGTTGAAATGTATTCCAGGAACTTTCAAAACCAAGAACGCATCACAACACAAATTGCGGAGAAACTTATGAAGGAATTGGATGCCAAAGGGGTTGCAGTTGTATTGGAAGCCCAACATATGTGTATGAGTATGCGTGGAGTAAGGAAGCAAAATGTACCTACAATCACTTCAAAGATGGTAGGGATCTTCAAGGATGATTTGAACTGCCGACAAGAATTTTTAAGATTTATTGAAAAATAATTTGGTATTGCAAATATAAAATGTATCTTCGCCATATGAATATGACAAATAACATTACAATCAACGGCGTTGAAGGATCAATCGCCTACTGCGAAGCAAAAGGATTTTCAAAGATTTTCATGGCATACGCCAACGAGTGTCAACATGAAGACATTATGGAAATTGGATTTAATCCCAATTCTGGCTATGTTTACATAGCCCTTGAAAATGGAATCTCAATTTGTTCTTGCATGGGGCATCAAGTTGACTTTTTGGTCACAAATTTTTACAATGGCGAAGAAACATTTTACGACACTTACAAAGAAGCATTAGAACATGAAAGCGTGGAGGAAGATTGAACGAACATTACCACAAGAAGAAACCCCCGTATTGGTTAAGACCGTGCGGGGTTTTCCCTATGTGGCGGTTTACTACGATGAACAATGGCATTGTTATCACACGGATCAAAGATTACATGTGGTTTACTGGATGCCAATACCCCTAACCCCCGATGAATAATGGCCTATAAAACAAACGAATTGGAACGGCTATCATTGGAAGCCATAGAAAAATACAAGTTGTTTTTTATTGAGGATGTAGTCGCTTATTTGCCGTGTGATAAAAGCACATTTTACGCCCATAAACTCCACGAATCCAACGCAATAAAAGAGGCATTGTTAACTGTGAAGACCAACATCAAAGTATCTATGCGATCCAAATGGTATTTGAGTGAGCAACCCACATTACAATTGGCGTTAATGAAATTGATAAGTAGCGAAGAAGAACTCCGCAAACTGTCTATGAGCCACAATGTAATGGAGGAAAAAGAGAAACCTATTTTCAATGGTATTGATATAGATGTTGCAGAAAACAACGGCCCAGGTCAAGATTAGTCGATTACGCAAACGGGTTAGGATTGTAAGGGGTGGAACAAGTAGTTCAAAAACCTTTTCAATTATCCCCTTGCTAATTGATTACGCGGTTAAAAACCCAAAGGTAGAAATCAGCATCGTATCGGAAACCATCCCCCACCTACGGAGGGGTGCTATTCGTGACTTCCTTAAAATCATGGAAATGGTCGGAATGTTTGATCCGTTGAAATGGAACAAATCTTCATGGACTTATTTATTCAGCAACGATAGTTACATTGAATTCTTTTCAGCCGACCAACCACAAAAGTTGAGGGGTGCAAGGCGTGATGTGTTATTTGTAAACGAGTGCAACAACATTGATTGGGAATCATACTATCAAATGGCAATCCGTACCCGTAAATTCATTTATTTGGATTACAACCCCG